GCCACCACATGTGACCGTCACGAAAACCCGCCAGCGTGCTCTGGCGTCTGGCCAGCAACTCGTGCTCGGGGTCGATGCTCCAGCCCAGCAGCGCCGCCCGGACCTGGCCGCGCAGCGCGTCCATATCGGTCTCGGCGGCCTCGCCGGTGGCGTCGGCGACATTGCGCACGACCAGCACGATGGCCAGGGTGACGCGCACCAGCTGTCCCTCGCCATCGTCCAGGTCGGTGTCGGTATCGCCCGCCTCGTCGACGGTGAAGACATAGGCGGCCGGCGTCGCCGGCGGGTTGTTCTCGGTGGCGCGCTGGAATCCGGCGGCGCCAGCGACCAGCTTGAACGCGGACACTTCGGCCAGCAGGCGGGCGATGATCGCGGCGATCATGATTCAACGCTGTTCGTGCGGGCAAAAACGCGCGGCTGCGTCTCGAACTCGACCGTGCGCGCGGTTGGCGACACGGCCAGCGCCGCGGCGCCTTCGAGCTGCGAACGGCCGGCGGCGATGTCGCGCAGGTAAGCGCGCGCATCCTCGTAGTCGCGCCGCGCCGCCTCGCCTGCCGCGTCGCCGAGCAGGCGGTAGCGGGCGATCACGCAGGCAATGCGCAGGATGCTTGCCGACACCGGCGAAACTGGCACGCTGTAGCGCACGCCCAGGTAGCTGTCGATCTCGGCGTCGGCGTCGGCCAGCGCGTGGTCGACGCCGAGCACCGGCAGCACCGTCTCGCGCTGGGCGACGTCCTGCGCGTAGCGCTGTTCGAGGTCGGTGCGGGTGGCGTACGGCATGGCTACTCGGCTTTCGCGCCGGAGGCCGGCCGCGACTTCTGCGCCGGCTCTTCGATGGCGCCGACCGCCAGCAGCTGCGGCGCCTGCGTCTTGTCGTCCAGCTCGATCGGGTCGCCGGCGGCGTAGGGCTCGCCGTCGTGGTTGATCGTGGTCAGCGCGGTGTAGGTTTTCTTGGCCATGGTTGCCTCGTGAAATGGCTTGGTGCGGCTGCAGGGCGCGGGCGTGGTGCCCGCGCCAATCAGGATCAATCAGGATCAGGAAGGATCAGGCGACCGCGTTCTGGAACCAGTAGCCCAGGTCGGTAGCGCACACCACTTCCTTGACCCGCTCGCCGGCGCGAACCCGCTGCGAGCCGGTCAGGCCGATCGTCGGCGCGTCGATGGTGCCGGCGACCCGGCCACCCGCCTCGGCGGTGAAGCCGAAGGTGACGCCGGCCTGCGGCCCCGCGGCGCGGTCGCGATACAGGAACGCCGCGTGCTTGCCCCAGACCCGAGCCAGCGACACCGACTGCCCCTTCTTGGCGCTGTTCGCGAAGCCGGCGCCGACCAGCACTTCCTGCAGCTCGAAGAAGTCTGCAAACTCCATCCGGGAGACCATGCCGGCGCCCTGCGCGGTGCCCTTGATCGCCTGCACCAGCTTCGGGTGCCGGCGGGTCTTGGTCCACGCGGCCTGGCCGAAGACCGCGATGTTCGGGCGCATCACCGGAACGTCGAGCGCGTCGCCGATCGCCGACACCGGGTTGGAGTTGGTCTCATCGGACCATTGCGAGGTGCCCGAGAGCGTCGCCTGGTTGCCGCCCGCGTAGCTGTTGGTGTTGAACACCAGGTTGGCGACGCGCTGCTCGCGGGCCAGATTGATCAGGTTGGCCAGGTAAGCGACGGCCATGCCCAGCGGATCGATGCCCTGATTGTCGTCGGTGATGTCTTCGTTCGGCACCAGGTCATCCAGGCCCCAATCGACGACCTTGTCGTTGACTTCGGTAGCCGAGAACTCGACCTCGGTCGGCGCCGACTTCCGACCGACCTTGGTGTCCGGGATCGTGAACCCATCGCCGAGGGTGTACTTGAGGTACTTGAACTCGGCGGCGGTCGGCGTGCGCGGCAGCACCTGGTCGGCGATCAATGCCACGTCCGGGTTGCGGTAGGCGATGGCGATGGCGGTGAGCTGCGGGTTCATCGGGAACGGCCGCACGGCGCCGACGCCGATCAGCAGCAGATCGGCAGACGAGGGGACGTGCCAGCCGACGGCATAGAGCGCGGCGATCAGCGCCCCGGCCAACAGGACCGGAAGGAAATGCTGCAGGCGAAGGTTCTTCATGGGGATGGGGCTCCTGGTATCGGTGGAAAGTAACGGTGCTTCGGGGAACAGATCGCGCCGGCGGGCTCTTACATCACGCTCGGGGCGATCAGCACCGGGGCGATGTCGCCGGCCGCGGTGGTGACCTGCGCAATGCCGATCGCGCGGTTCGTCGAGGCCGCGGCAACACCCTTGCCGTTGGCGTCGGCGGTAACCAGCGCACCGCGGGCCACCGTGCCGGCGAACTCGACCTCGGCGATGCCGGCCTGGACGATGTCGACGCGCTCGCCGGAAGCCGGGCCAACGGCGCCGCAAACCCCGATCGAGAGATCAGATGCCGCGGCAGCCTGGACGACTTCACCGTCGTTCGAGCCGAACTTGACGATGCGATTGGCAGCGATGGCGGCGGTAGCCGTGAAATTGCGGACAAGCGTTTCGTTTGCCATGGATCACACTCCCTTGCTGTTGATGACATGCGCCACCGCCGCCGGCGTCGAGACACTGATGCCCGCCGCGGCCTGCGTCGTCTGGTACGACAGGGACGCCTCGGCGATCGCCTTGGCGTTGCCGGTATCGAGCCCGGCCAATCCACCGGCGGGCTTCTTGCCGCCCGATTGCGTCTCGCCGGGCTTCATCACCACCGGCGCGGCGTCCAGGTAGGCGGTCAGCGAGGCGAGGTTTTGTGCGCCGAGGGTGCGCGCCCAATCGGCGGTAGCCGGGGTGAGCTTGCCAGCCGCCAGACCGTCTTCGACGACTTTTGCCACCTTGCCGGCGTCGATCTCGGCGGTCAGCGCGGCCAGCTTGCCCCGTACCGTGGCGTGCTCGGCCTGCAGCGCCGAGAGCGTCGCCACCGGCACGAACCGGGCCGGGTCCGGCGGCGTGGCGATCTGCGCGCCGAGCGTCGCGATGTTGGTCTTGAGCGCGGCCACAGCCGAGAGCGCTTCCGCCTCGGTCGCCGTATCCTGCAGGCCGAGTGCGGCCAGCAGCTTCTTCAAGGTTTCGGGCATTGATTGCTCCTGTGTGGTGGATGGTGGTGCGAACAGCTCGGCCGCCAGGGCGGCGAGATCGGTCAGGCCGTCGAGGCCGGGGTCGTTGGTCAGCGAGGCGTGCAGCAGGCTGAGCACGCGCCCGCTCGTCTTGTCGTAGGAAAACACCGGGGAGAGATAGCGGTACTCGCGCTCGGCGATGTGCCTGGCGGCCTGCGCCGTCCATTGCACCCCGAGCGCCCACAGACCATCGCCAGGACGCCATTCGAGCTGGCGGAACCAGCCGGCGGCCGGCGCTTTATCGCCGCTGGCCTTGGCGCGCCTGATCGTGGCGTGCTCGTAGTCCACCACCCGATCCGAGGTGCGCGCCGCGGCCTCGGCCACCAGGCGCGCGCCGTCCTCGTCGGTCATCACCCAGGTGGCCACATCCTGCGGCCGGCCATCCCACGAACGGAAATTGCCAGCCGGCAGCAGGCGTAGGTCGGCGGGCGCCGCGCCCGCAGCCGACAGATCCACGCCGCAAGCAGCGATGGCCGCGGCATGGGCTGCCGCGGCCGAACAGCAGGCGACCCTGGAGGACAAAGCCCCGCCGGCCAGGGCGGCGCTCCGGCCAAGCGCTGGTGAATTCGAGAGGGAACGGGAACGCGACATAGCCGCATTGTCTGGCCGCGATCATCGCCAGACTGGTCTGAAGCGCTTCACGACCTCCGCAGCACGCGCGCGCGCGAGAATCGCCGCTTGCGGGGAATGCGCAGGCTGATGCGCACACGGATGGACGGGAGAGTCTGGTAAAAACGATCCTAAGCCAAGGCTATCTTGGCTGCCATGAAAAAGCGCCGACCAGCAAGCCGGAGATCAGCACCGGCCCCTGCAACAACCTTTCAAGGGAGGCTGTTGCCGGGCGATGACCTATGCGCTACGCGGCGATCGGTCGAAAATAGCCCTTGAGGCATGCGGTCTCGCGAACGCATATCTGGATGTGGTTGTGTCTGCGAAACCCCGCCCGTGGGTACAGAGGACAACCTTCCAGGAAGGGCGCGCGGATGGTGTCGTAAGACGGTTCCCCGCGCCGTTCCCGGTAGGTGTGCAAGTAGTTGATCACCGCGCAGTCCAGAAAGCGACCCGCCTTGTCCGGCGTCGGCCCGACGTTCTTGGGCGGTGGCGTGCCGACCTTCCTGAAGGTCCTGATCAGCTCGCGGTGGACGTCAGCGACCTGTTGCAGTCCAGCGCCATCGAAAAGGTCGAGGCAATGCTTCAGATCGATAATCGCCCCAAGGACGAATGGGTCGCCGATCTTTCCTTCTTGCTGTCGATGATTGGCCCATTGCAGCGCTCGGCCAGGGTTCCCCTCCCAGAAGTAGATGCCGTGTCCCAGCCAGTCATACTTCTTTTCGGACCACTTGAGGTGAGCCTCGTCGCCACAAAGAAGGCGCTCACCAGTGCTCCTGTCGCAGCCGTGAAAGCCGAGCACGAAGCTCGGCTGAAACTCGTACTCCGACCAGATGCCCGGCATTACCGGCGATACGGTTCGGTGAGTTGTCCCGACTCATCGATGAGCCCGGCTCGGCGGAGAAAGTCGGCGGCGCTTTGTTTCGAGTCTCGGATCTCCCGACCAAAAGCCTTGATGTCCGCACGGCGCTGGTCCGGCGTCAATGGGCGCACCACGCGGCCGGGGACCTGCTCTCCAGCCACGGCGGTGGGGATCTCCCTCTGCGCACCACTTTGCTCCAATCGGTGTTTCATGGTAGGCCCTCCATCCGCCCGCGACGGCTCCATTTGACCGCGCTGGGCGTGCAAAAAGCCGCGTTCCGGGCGGCTTGGCTCTGGCGGCTACGGTATCACAACCCGTCTTGGAGTCAATCCGCGGCGTTAAATTTCGCTGAGAGAATAGGAGAATAGGGGTCTCTATTCTTTCCTATTCTCCCTGACCCCTATTCCCCCTACTGGATCAATCGTAGCTGGATCTCGCCCTGCATACGCCAGCCTCACAGGCAACTTGAGTCAGCCTGCCGCCTGTGCCTCGCGCCTCATAGAGGGTGACATTGCCCTTCTGCTTGAATCGAACAGGCTGGCCGACAAGCGGGAAGCCGGTATCCGATAAGAATTGAACGACCTTCAGCGTTTCGGTATCCGCGGTGCCAACCGCGTCAGCGGTCTTGACGGCAACAGGGGAGATTGGCTGGAGAGGCTGAACAATGGACGATTCCTGCGGCGATGTGCTGATACGCGAAGCGAGGGCCGCCGCGATTTCCGCGGCCGCGTCGGTCAACCCCTTGCGCATGATGCGATCGGCTGGCGATCCGGACATCCCTCCGAAGCCGTTTTGCCAGGTCACGCCGGCGAGGATCTGCCCAGTCTGCGTGCTGCTCATGCGTGCGCTGGCGCTTTGCGGCTGCTGATCGTATCCGCCGGCGGCACGAACGACGAGAATCGCGTCGATCCCCTGATTTCTGAATTTAGCCAAAGACTCTGGTTGGTTGATCTGCACTTCATTCAGATTCATCCGTACCAGCATGCTCGAAGTACTGGAGGCGTCTATGATGATGAACCCCATGTTCGAAAGCTCAACGCCAACCGCTTCGGATAGCATGCCGCCGCCGGGGGCGAAGGCAATCACCTTGACGACCTGCTGCCGCTGGCCGGAAATAGGCTGTGACGAGATCTTCGAGGAAGCACATGCGGTCACCAGGCTGATTGACAGCGCCACGAGTACGGCGCGAATGCCCTGGATCAGTTTCTTCCGATGGTTCATGATCCTTCCATTCTCGGGAGACGGTTCGTTCGAGTGCGCTGAACGTGCAAAAAGCCGCGTTCATGGCGGCTCGGTCTGGCCGCCACGGTATCACAACCAATTTTGGAGTCAATCCGCGGCGATCTCAAAGACTTCATCAGGCAGTTTGCCGAGCAATCGGCCGCCGCGGACCCGACGCTGCGCGCTGCTCCTGGCCCCGTTCACCACGAGGGCGAAATCCTCAAGCTGTTGCGGCGCATAGCTGGAAAATAGGGGTTAGACCCCTATTCTCCTTGGGGTCAAGGGCCTCGAGCCGATCACGGATGAGATCCGAGTTGCCTAGCGCCGCCGACAGTATCTGCTGCAGCGTGCGTGGCTTGCTCTCCGAAAAACGCGCACGCCGGTAATAGACAGTCTTCTGAGTGGAGGTTGCCACAATCGCCTCGATCGTAGTGTGTGGATACTACGTAACCCGTCCATCAACGCCATACTTGATTACATGGCTTGACAGAACCAGCGTTAAAACCCGCGTTAAACGGGTATACGTTCAACGATCGCAGCATGGGCAATAGTGCGGGCTGGGGCAAGACCAAAAGCGCCTCAAATCGCGTTTGTGGTGGGCTGGCCTCTGCCACCGAGAATCGCCTCGGCGAGCACGCTCTCGATGCGCTGCGCGAGGGCTGGCGGCAGGCCGCGCTGGGCGTCGGGGAAGAACGGGCGAGCGGGGATGTCGCCCCATAGGTGGGGGAACCTGGATTTCTGGCCACCGAACTGTTGCATGGCCGCATAGACCATGATCGACCGGATTTCGACGGCATTGCCGGCGACCCGGTACGCGAACTTCTTCGACAGCGACTTGGACTGACCGATCAGCGGCTTCTTGGCCGCCAGCAGGAGCTTGCCGCGGGCCGAGACCTGGCCTTTCTTGGTAAAGCTCTTGCCGTCACGGTGCAGGTAGGCAGCCAGGGTGCTGTCGGCGTTCGCCGCCCAGGGCTTGCCGTAGGGGTCCTGCGAAAGCGCAAAGCGCTCCTTGGTCGATTCCATCACCAGTTCGCCGATCGCCTTCAGCGCCGGGCGCGGGTTTTGCAGGCCGCGCAGCAGGCGGGCGAT